CTAACATACAGTTTCCAAACTCTCGACCGGTTTGATTTAATAAATTAGCAAACATATCGATTGTTGGCTTACCTTGATACTCTCCAATTATTTCAAGAGTCTCTAATTTTATAATATGGAATGTAGAGTAATCGGCGCCGTCGCCGCGGGCAACATCGCCAACCATTAAATAATTATATTCTGGATCATGTTCTTCCCAAATCCAAAAATTTCTATCAAACCCAGTCCTATGTTTTGGTTCTTTAATGCTTTTTAGCATCCATTCCATACACTCAGGGTCTATAACAGTTTCGCCAGATGTGTTGAAGTTGCAGCCAAGCTCTTGCGCAATTTGTCTTTTCGACATGTTTTTGGTTTCTTTTTTATACCATTCGCTATCTCTATCAGGGTGGACGTCCCACGGCAGTGTGGTTAAATGAAAATTGTTGGCTTCTGCTTCTGAATCTACACAAGTTTTGTGAAACCAGTTTCCAACTCCATTGGGAGTAGACAGCGCGATGCATCGACCACCAGTTGACAGCGTTGGATATAGGCCTGTCCACAACTCTTCAAGACCTTCAATATGTGCAGCCTCGTCTAAAACCAAAAGGGACAGAGCCTCAGAGCGACCTGCATCTCCGGATGTGGAAGCAGCTTTAATCGATGAGCCATTAGAAAGCTCGAAAGAAGTTCGGTTGTCCACTGAAATAGTCGCTATGCGGATCCACTCTGGTAAGTTCTTCATGATGCTTTTAACTTTTTTGACTAAGTTACCAGCGGTAGCAAACTTAGTTGCCATAACAAGAATGGCTTTGTCACGATGGAACAACATCATCCAAGCAATATAGCCGGCAGTGATTGTTGATATCCCTAGTTGGCGAGCTTTTAAAATAACATTAAATCGATAGTCATTGAAATCGTTTAACAGTTGATCTTGAAAATCGTAAGTTTCAAATAGAATCAGCCCGTGCATCGGGTGAGATATACGGGCGTAGTTTTTAAGAAAGTAAGATGGGTCTTTGCCACATTTTAATATTTCTTTAACTTTTTCTTTTTTTGAAAGTTCAAAATTCATACACTCTCTGCCAAGGCTTCACGAATAATATCTTTCAATTCTTCCCAAGCCACGGCTGAGTTATTAGATTTATCTTCTGCTAATCCACCATAATCAGGCATTGTACCGGGCTTTTCTTTTATTTTTTCATATACTGTGTTAAATAAATTTGCCACTTCTGCTTTGCTCATGTCTTTTATTAAGCTCATAACTTTGTTTTCGACAGATAATGCTTGTGTGACTCTGCTACCAATCGGTTGCGAAGCGGTGTCTGGTTTTAAAGGTTTATCCATCGGATTTGTTGGAGAGTCAGATGCAGGTTTTCCATAAGTTCTAATAAATTTAGTTTCGTCATCAGAAGGGGCCGGATCATCGCCGCGTATCTGCCTAAGCAGCGCGTCTACTTTTTCACGGCTCATTGCTTCATCTAAGTTTTCTTCTTTAATATACTCTTCTAAAACAATTTTATATAAATCTGATTTCGATATTTTCATTTCTTTTCTCCGCTATTTTTAGGGCGG